GCGAGCGCCGCAGCTGGTTTGGTCCGTCAAGCGACGCAACGTTTGACTGATCAATAGGGGTGTAAACAAGCGTCGGATACTGAGCACCCGCAGGTGCAACGATGGCATACACCTGCCCCGCGGCCAGATGCTTGATCGCGTCATAGAAGTCCTGCATCGCTATCGACCATTCAAGGCTCGCGCTTCTATCTCGATGCGCTGGGTCAGTCGCTGCTTAATGGCATCAACGGCTTGGCGGCGTCGAGATTCCAGTGCCGGACGCAGAAATGGACGAGCCGCCATCTTTCGAGTACCGAATTCAACAAAGCGCCAATACCAAGCATCTTGCGATAGGTTCCCTCGCTTGCCCTGATTGCGGTACTTTTTACCGTGGCGCACCAAAACATAAAAGGTCTGGCGACCCCCACCAGATAGCTCGCGAACGTGCTTCATGATCACCGAACGCTTGAGCGTTCCGGGTGGTGGTTGCTTAGAGCCAAGCGACTGCGCAGCTTTTGGAGCCTGAGCACGCGCCTCATCACGTATGACCTTTGCTCCTGCGTAAACCGATGCCCTGAGCCCTCGATTAGCAACACGGTCAGGCAGTTCACGAAGTGCACGATCAAGTTGTGCCAGTCCTTCAATGCGAACTGTTTCAACTTTAGCCATTGCGCGCCCCTTCACTTGCCAAAAGCATGATCGAGACATTGGCCTCGTCAACATTTAGGGCCGCGTGGATTGAAAAAATACGATCTCGAAACAGAACTCGCATTTGTGAAACGCTTTTGGGGTCGTTGAACTCGGGTCTGTAACGCACAGTAATTTGATGACTCACCACCGCAGCTATACGATCTGCAATTCGTGCCTCGCGCCCTGATATCGGTTGTATATCAGCCCAGACAGTCGCTATATCGCTCCAGGTCTGTGTCGGCGCACCCAATGCATCTTTTGCAACAGTGGGCTGCTGAATGCGAACACGCTGGCTCATCTGACCAGCACTGATTAAGCTCATACAACGCTTACGCGGTAGCCGTCTAAAAGTCCATCTACAAATGGCAATGAGTCAATGCGACCGCGCGTTAGCACTGCCATTTCTTCCCGATGTCCGTACAGGCTTCCCACACGCAACTTAATCCAACTCTTGATTCCCTCGGGCACAGAGGAGCCTGCGCCGTATCCTGCGTCAAAGGTGACGATCACAGAGCCAATCTGTGGGAGAGTCGGGGGCCAAGTCTTACCAAATACCGGGGTGAGTCGCGCAGGCTCGCATGCAGCGTCCAAGACGTAATCCCCAGGCGGCATCACCTGAGGGCTGCCATTCATGTCAAGGTACTCGATGCTGACCAATGACTGCACTGGGCATTTGTCAAGAAGGATTGCGTGTCCAGGCAAGCTAAAGGAAGCATTGGATGGAACATGATTGACCAAAGAACCCGGAAAGCCGTCGAGAACAAGCTTCCAGCGGGCAGTCATCAACTGCCTGCCAGTGCGAGTCTCGGCTGCCTGCCGGGCTGCCGTAATCAGCGAGCCGATCAATGCATCATCGTCATCAACATCCACCCGCAGGTGCTGCTTTGCCTCAAGAAGCGTGATCGGCTCCCCGGCTGGAGCTGAAACGAGTTGCAGTGGCATTTAGACAATCTGCACAACAGCCGCCTGGTTGCCTGCATTGGCAGGGAGCTCTCGCGGATTGACACCTAGGACTTGAGCAGCGGTTTGGCTGGCAGCCACTCCTACCGTCAGAGACAGGCGAACAAAGCCAAAGCCGTTGACTGTGTCGAGCTCCTCGGGCTTAACGTTGATAAGCGCCTGCTTGTTGTCGCCTGTGGCTTTGATGATCTGGGTGATCGCTTTGCCGGTGATGTCCTTGGCACTGGTGCCAGTGGAATCAACAGCTTGCTGCAACTTCGCATCCACTGTGGCGCTGGTGCCGAGCACTCCGGTCTGAACCAAGGAGAGGAATCCGTGGTGGTTGGCCACAGAAATCCAGCCTGTAGTGACAGTTCCTGCGGCTTGCGCGGCAGGGTCGATGGTGGCGAGAACGGACAGCAGTTCGCTGCCTTTTGCGTTGGGAAACATAGTTTTCTCCTAAGGTTTGGGGCTGCTTAGCGCGCGCCCAGTTGGATGAAGGGCGACATCGTTGCGCTGCCTTTGGCAGGCGTGATCGCTGTAGAAATCTTCGACTGACCATCCATACGGAAGGTGGTTCGAAACGCCGTGAGATCAGCATCGAAGTACAGGTGCATCGATGTGGCGGTCTGCATGCCACCTGCCTTGGTGATGGTCTGGTAGTACTTCAGGTCCACCAGCAAGATGTCCCCTTGGGCCGAGAAGGTGTTGGCGTGCTGAGACACAAACACCGGGCGACCCAGCAGCGTGCCGTAGGGAGAGACCTGCATGCCGCCAACGTTCAATCCGGTAGGCAGGTAGATCGGGTAGTTCCCCAAGGTTAAGGTGAACAATGCTGGCAGCACGTCGTTGTTGACGATCCATACCGCATTGGCCAGGCTGCCCGAGGGAAGTCGCGCAATCATCTTGGCCAGGTTTTGCGGAAGCAGCGTTTGAGTCAACTGCCCAGTCTCCTTGGCCACACTGACCGTAGCGCCAGCATTGAGTGCACCTACCGGTACGCCAGAGCCCGAGCCGAACAGGATGGATTCATTGGTTTTCCAGCGAATGGAGTGTGCAATTTTCTCGGGCAGATAGGTCGACAAGGCATTGGCGTCTTCCAACAACTCATCGGTTGTTGGCACCAGAGCCATCAGCTTTTTGAGCCGCAAAGTAGACAGTCCTAACACGGGCTTGGTGGTCACCGAAGGCGCCGCTTCGCCTTGCCAGTAAGCGCGAATGCCGTTGGTGCCCCAGGGCGTGGTTTCATCCTTAGGAAACGCCATGGTGTTTCCGCTGATCTCCACATTGTCAGTAAGCGGCAGCAATGAGTCCTCGCCCAAAGACAGCTGGAAAATCTCCTTTGAGAACTGTGGCGGTACAAAGAAGCCACCGTCTTGACCGGAGCCTTCACTGCCAAAGGTGGCTGGAGCGGCAGCACCACGACCGCTGCCAATCAGCAGGCGATCGTCTATCGGGTTGCCTGGCTTTTGCGCATGGCAGACGTTTTGCAAAAAGTCACCCAGGCTTTGAAAGCCATGTTTGGGGTCGAGTTCGCGGTTATCGCTCACTATGACGCTTGGGAATACCGAACCATTACCAGCACCAGAGTGGTTGCCTACATGCGCCCCCATCTGAACCTCTTCGGAAATCAAGGCCGACTCGCGGTCAATTGCTGCCGAAGCGGTCTCAATTCGACTCTTGAGTCCATTGAACTTGGTTACCTCCTCATCTGAGAGGTCACGGTTTTCTTGGGCGGCGATGTCAGTTAAGGCACGAGCCTCTTTGACAAGATCAGACTTACGAGCTTGAAGCTCGCGCAATTGCTTACTCATTTGGGTTTCTCCAGACGTAAAAAAACCACCTCTTGGGTGGCGGGATTGCAAATATTAAAAAATGCGCAAAGCTAGTCACGCATCAGGTTTGCGACCTACGGGTCGCCTTTCGGACTGGAGGCGCTCAACGGAGCAACTCCTGAGCAGTCCAAATTACAAAATCCCAAGCTCTGAGCGGGCTTGGGCCAATCGGGAGGTTTTGGGCTTGGCAGGTGGACTGGACTTAGCACTTGACGCCGCGTCTTTATGCATCTTGCTCAAGACCTGATCAAAGCTGGCGATGCCGTCCACCATGTTTTGAGCCAAGGCTGCATCAGCCCCCAGGACACGGCCTTGACCCATGCCATCGCGGACCTCGGTGATGGGCACACCACGCCCCTTGGCCACAGCCTTGGTAAATGCGGCGTAATAGTCATCTACGCGGGACTGCATAAATCCTTGCGCTTCTTCGTCCAGTGGTGCATAAGGATTGCCCTCGACCTTGAACTTGCCCGCCGATATGAGCGTCGTCTTAACGCCAGCTTCATCCATGGCTTTGCTGTAGTCCTGGTGCGCCTGCCACACGCCAATCGAGCCCACTTCACCACCGGCGGTGACATAGAACTCGCCAGCCTGAGAGCCGATCCAGTAAGCCGCCGAAGCTGCCAGACTGTTAGCGATGGCCACCACCGGCTTTTGGGCACGGGCACTCAAAATAGCATCACCCAGTTCAGAAACGCCGTAGACGCTGCCGCCAGGGCTATCAATGTCCAGCAAGATCTGACTGACCGCGTCATCGGCAACGGCTTGTCTGAGCATTTGCGTGACGATCTGGGTGCTGACCATGCCAGGGCCGGAGACGTCATCCACCATATTTCCACGCTGTGTGATGACGCCGTAAATCGGGATGACGGCAATGCCGCCACCCGAAATAGCAGCCGAGGTCTGTCTGCGGGTGTCTCGCAGCACCCGGTCTTTTTGGACCTGAAACATGGCAGCGTCGCTGGCAGGAGCACCTTGTGTCCACCGGGAAATGACTGTGGCCAGAGCACTTAAACGCTCAGGCATCAAGGCCCAAGGCGTTGCCAAAAATTCAGCCACTAAAAGTTGGTTTTTCATAAATTCTGTCCGAGAGAGATAAGTGATTCGGTGAGCTGTTTTTGATCTAGCGGCTCGTCTATTTGGCTTGCCCAAAGCAGAACCTGGTCTAGCGGTACGGCCAAGGCTTGGGAGATCAACAAAATGTCTTTTTCTGCAAGATGATCTGATCGGCCGATGCGGCGAGCAAGTCGCTCAGAGGTCGTTTGAACTAGGGCGCTATATCGCCCACTGAGTCGGGTAACACTCTCATCCTCCGAAGGCTCGATCGCTTTTTCCTCCAGTGGCTTTGCCACTTCTGCTTGTGTATCGATTTCCAAATCCTCTGCCACGTTCTCCTCGACCATATTGAGTGGTCGTAGTGGCTGATCAAGTCCGTCAATGGGATTGAGGTTTTCTGCAATGCGTGCTTCGTTGCGGGTGAGCCAGCCGTTCTGAATTCCGCTTTGGTAGTAGCTTGAGCGGCTGGACGCATCGCCGCGCATCAGATTGGCGAAATCAAACTCAATTTCTATATCGTCACTCTCAAGAAGTAACTCAGATTGAATGCTGGCCTCCCAGCGCTCAGCCCAGGGCGTCATGGTGTGCATGACGAACTCCAGACTCTGCTGCTCGATGTTGGAGAAGGTCGCTCTATCAAGATCAGCAATCATGTGCGGTGGCACACGAAAGAGCCGGGCCACGTCGGTGATCTGAAACTTGCGCAGTTCCAGAAACTGGGCGTCTTTGTTTGTGACGCCCACTTCGTGAAACTTCATGCCGTTCTCCAACACCAGGACCTTGCCCCGGTTGGAGCCGGACTGCGCCTGCTGATAAGACTCACGAAACACCTTCTTGGCCTCGGAGTCCTTGAACGAGCCAGGAAATTCAATCCACCCTCCTGTGGGCTTGGCGTCATTGGCAAAGAAACGTGCGCCATAGCCTTGGGCTGCTAGTGCAGTACCCAGATTCTCCCGGGCAAGCTCAATCGGGCTCATACCCATCAAGCCGTCCGAGGACAGGCCACGCAAATGCCAGACCTCCCCTCTTGGCAAGATCACCTCAGTGCCAGAACGGTCGCTAATTCGGTAGCGGTATTCACCTGATGGCAACAACTCAATCTTGACCCGGTCCGGGTGGATCGGCATGAGTTCGATGATCTCGCCGCGCGGGTTGGTGATGATCTGGTTAAAGGCGTTACCGCGCAAAGCCAGGTGTCCTTGCAGCATCTCGCGCCACTCAAAAGGATTTTGAAACCGGTTCGGCCGCTTGGCCATTAAGCGGTAAAGCCAGTGGTCCGTGACCCTGTCCTTGCCGCCGTCAGGGCGGCGCTGGTAAACCACCAATGGCAGTGATGCAATTGTTTCGGCCAGTATCCGCACACAGGCATACACAGCAGCTAGGCGCAGCGCGCTATCGGGCGAGACGCGCATGCCACTGCTGGTACGCGCAGACACTGACTCGAATGAAAAGTCACCCCATGGCGAACGATCTCCACCTGAGGC